TTGCGACTTTCGCGTCCTTGAGGAACGAGAAAGTCGCATTTTCTTTTGGTGGCTGGTCGCGGTTACGATCCGCGCTCTATGGTTTTTCAGACCATCGCTTTCACCAGATTAGCTTACCAGCCATGTTGAAATTGGCTCTCCCGGATGGATTCGAACCACCGACAGTCCGGTTAACAGCCGGATGCTCTACCACTGAGCTACGGGAGAATGAAACTTGACATATACATACTGATTGACCGTTGTTCGGTCAAGAGTGACTATGAAACTACTACTTCTGTTAGCCACGACCTTGTTGTCGGCTGTGGCTCAGTGCAAGTATCCCGGAGCGACGTTGACCAGTGACATCTACTGGTCGGCACAGCCACCCGCTGTCCGCGCGCTTCGGAATCCTTCTGGAAACGTGTCGCCTAGTGAAATGCAAACGAAGGCATTGGCACTGGCGACGCAAGGCTACAAAATCGATGTGCCGATCATGGTATGGGGATGGAACCCTGTTTGCATGATGGGCATGCGAAAAGACTAAGGCTACACTTGGGTGCCTTCTGCCCTTCAGCCGAATATCGTGATTGCTCCCGGCTTGGACATGCCCGGTGTCCCGGCTTATGATCCGAAGAATCCGCCGCCGGGGTCCATTATGGTTTCTATCGATGCCAAGGACTATCCGCCGTTTGACCCGCCGCCGGTTGTCGTACCACCGGTCAACACCAAGGCCCTTGTGGGTAAGTGCTTCGACGGAAGCGCCATCTGTGGACTTGGACCGGGTGCGGCCACTGCCGATCTTCGAAAGGCCGCTGGATTGACCAGCGGGAAAGTCGTCACAGAGAACGGTGTCAAGTACATCTTCAAGTCTGTGGACAACCCGTTCGGATCATCAGCGTGGTTCGAGAAGCAATAACAAGATCTGTTCGTCAACTTTGGCCGGGCCTTCGGGTCCGGCCTTTTTATTTCGCGCCACGGTGACCGCCCTCACCCTCTTTGGACTGACTGTCTGGTGACCCAAGCCGTGCCCGGCGGCGGTCCCGTGGAAACTTTGGCAGGGGTGGAGGGAATCGAACCCCCATGATCGGTTTTGGAGACCGAGGCTTTACCATTAAGCTACACCCCTATGGAATTGGGGACCGTCCTTAACCGGGTTCTTTAACAACTATGGCCCCGATCATCCGTGGAACTTGAGGAAGGCGTCACCCTCTGCCTTCTTGATCTAACAAGTCCTCTGTTTCAATGCCGCTCGAAAGCGATTGACGGTCATAAACTTTGGCACTCCGGGTAGGATTTGAACCCACATCTAACAGGTTTGGAGTCTGTCGCTTTACGTTAAGCTACCGGAGCATATTGCAGCGATCTGACCGGACTCGAACCGGCGCACGGATGAGCTAAGCTCACCACCCAAGGATCTACCAACTGAACTACAGATCACTGCAAACTTTGGAGCGGGCGGCGGCACTCGAAGCCGCATGGTCGGGGTGGAAGCCCGATACTCTTCCTCTTAAGCTACGCCCGCGTGATGGTTGCCCCGGTCGGATTCGAACCGACGACCTCTTCCATGTCAAGGAAGCGCGCTGACCAACTGCGCTACGGGACAATGATTGGTTGCGGAAGTGGGATTCGAACCCACGACCTCTAGCTTATGAGGCTAGCAAGCTGACCACTGCTCTATTCCGCAAACTTGTTCGACTAGTGGCCGATCTCTTCGATGATGCCGATGATTTCGGATGCGATCAACACCGTAGCGGGCCAGAACCCACCGGGGATCATGTACATCAAAGCGTAACCCGCGATCCGCACCGCACTCTTGATGAAGCTGATGGTTTGATGACTCATGCCACTGTTTAGTCGGAGAACTTTGGAGCACCGGGCGGAACTCGAATCCGCTAAGATAGGTTTTGCAGACCTACGCTTCGACCACTTCAGCATCCGGTGCATGTTGGGAACTTTGGTCGGGAAGGTTGGATTCGAACCAACGACAACGCGCTTATGATGCGATAACCTTCATCAGTCGGCTGTCTCCAGCAATTTGGCGACGAAGACCTTTACGTGCTCTATCCACTGAGCTACTTCCCGATGTCTACTGTATTCAACAACCGTAACGGTATCTTGACACCGTGTTTCTCCAGATACTTGCAGTAGTGTTCCCACAATGATTGAGATTCTTCCTCACAAGCATCTTGCCACTGCTGTTCAATCCAGTGTTCGGACATTTTGGTGGACCGGGTTGGATTCGAACCAACGACCTACGGCTTAATAGGCGATAACCCTCACCTAACGGCTGTTGCCAGCAAAATGGGCGGTGAAGACCATTTGTACGTTGCTCTGCCACTGAGCTACCGATCCATAGTGAACAGCAAGTTGTTCGGCGAACGGGGTTTGTCAATTAACAGTTGAGATAACCATCCACCTATCGGCTGTCACTGAAACTACTTTATCACGCTTCGGACCAATCCCAAAACTCCTAACCGGGACTCTTTCCCGTCTTCTCCGATGACTACCACATCAGCATCTTCGGTGTCGAAGTAGTGATTGAAGCGGTCTGGCAAACGGGCCGGAATCTCTTCCAGTGTGTTCCATTCGCCTTCGGCTTGAACGCCGGACGGAGTGAGTATTCGGAACTTGGTCATGAATTTCGAAGGAAGCGGCAAGCAAGGTATCGGCGACGGAGATTTAAGGGTCCTACCATTAGACGACGTGCCCGAAGGCCCGGTGAGATTCGAACTCACATCACTCCTTTTGCAGAGGGATAACCATCGGCTTGCCACTTCCTGTTTATCTCCCCAACTGAAACCATCTTACCACGATGGCCGGGGAGTCATTGTTCCTAAACAGGCTCTTCAATTGTCAATGAACTGTGCGCCGTTGCCGATTACGCGGGCGACGCGGACTGCAAAACTTGGTGAGCCGGGTGGGATTCGAACCCACAACCTTCCGATTAAAAGTCGGCTACTCTAGTCCGTTGAGTTACCGGCCCATGTGTATGGACCGGGCCAACCGCTTGTTAGGCGGCGACCGATCCGGCAACTCGTTTCTCGAACAATGTCAATTCCATTTCCTTTTTCCTTTTGGTGAGCCGGGAGGGACTTGAACCCCCAACCTTCTGCTTAAGAGGCAGCTACTCTAGTCCTATTGAGTTACCGGCCCAAATTTGGCTCCGGGAGTAGGAGTCGAACCTACATATGAGCTTGCGCTACGCCTGATTAACAGTCAGGTGCCTTACCAGTTAGGCGATCCCGGAACAATCTTCCCACTCCACCAGACCTTCAGTCGCCCGAAGATCCGCAATCACGTCTTCCGGTGCTGGATCGATCCTAACTTCCCCGAAGCGTTCCAGATGGAGCTTCTTCGTCGCTTCCAGACCCACAGTGAAGTTGTTCTTGACTTCTTCAACCGTGTCGCCTTGGGCGGCGTAATCCTTCTCTACGCCTTGCGCGAAAAAGAACGGGCCGTCAGGTACGATCAACACTTTCATACGATCTTGGTGAACCCCGTGGGCAACGATCCCACAACCTTCCGGTTAAGAGCCGGATGCTCTGCCAATTGAGCTAGAAGTTCATTGGTAGTCCCGGTAGGAATCGAACCTACAACGGCCTGTGTGTAAGACAGGTGCCAGTACCAGTTCCGGCGACGGGACCATGTTTGGAGCGGGCAACGGGATTCGAACCCGTGTCTCAGCGTTGGCAACGCCGTGCTTTACCGACTAAGCTATGCCCGCATTTGCAGCGGCGACTTCGACATGCACATCCTGTTTAGCCGCATCACAGGACACCAGTGCGCGTTTCTCACACATCCGGCGTCGAGAGTTTGGAACACCCGGCGGGACTCGAACCCACATAGAGACTTTCGCCTCACACGTTCGTAGCGTGTTGCCTGATCCATTAGGCTACGGGTGCATAGCGTGGTAAGCAATTGGATTGGAACGGGTCAACCACCGAAGTGGTCTTGGAGTCGAACCAAGTTATACCAGATAACCGTTACCGGTCGGCTTACCTTGAAAATTGTTTAGGGGGAAACTTTCCTACTCCAGTGTTCCTGTCTGTGTCACTCATTGCCGGGTCGCTACTCCGGTTCTGCTATACAGGACTGTTTCGGGGAGAGTGGATTAACCGCGCTTGACGCGCCCGTTAAATCGGCTACCGCACCAATTGAAGGTGACGAAGCGATTGCCACGGGCACACCGGGCGGTGTTTCCGTTTCGTTTATTGGCTACGTTCGTCATTTGAATGCGATGTCCTTCTGTTTCTATTTATACATGCCGCTGAGCGGATGTCAACACTTTTTCGAACTTTTTCTCAACTTTTTTGGGGACGGGGCACGAACTTTGTTTTTGAACGTGCCCCGACGAACCCGGTTACCACTTGATCGGAAGCATTCCTTCGACAGCGGCGGTGTTGCTTTCGACTTCACCGCCCGTCGCGGCGGCGACAGCCTTGTCGCGGTCGTGCTGCGTCATCCCGTCCGTTTTCACGCGCGGCTGAAGCGTCTGGCGCACCGACACCGGCACCGCGCGGACGACCATGAATTCCAAGTTTTCGCCTTCTTCGCCGTCTGCCGTCAACTCGAATAGCGTGTCATAGACACGGCCCTCTTCGAACTTGGTGTCATCCATATCGACGCCCAAGTCGTCCAAATCCTGACCGTTGTTGTCCATCATGTCTTTGATGACCAACTCCATGTCCGGGTGGTACGGGGCCGAAATGCTGACGATGACCGGCCAGATTCGCATCATCGTAGTAGCGACCAATCCGGTAAACTGGTCGCCTTTTTTGAACTGTGACCAATCCACTTCGTCGTAGCTGTCTGCTTTCTTCATGTCGTGTGTTCCTTTTCAGTTATGTCCGATCACGCATTAGCATAATCGGGAATGGCGTCGGTTTGGGCACGCATATGCTGAATGCCCTTTTCGGTTAGACGGTACCCCCAACGCTGTTCTGTCGGGATACCTTCAGCGTCTTCCAGATACTCAATAGCCCGGCGGATCGTATCGACATGGAGCGCCGCCATAGCTTCAAACTTCAAAGCATCGACGGCATCTTGATTCGCTTTCAGTTGGGCTTCGGAAAATTCCGGCACACGTTCGACCATCCCTTTTTCAATCAGGGTGTCGTAGTTGATCGTGAAGATGCCGTTTTGTCGTGCAAGGAAATTCTTCCCTTGTGACAGGTGGCCCATCCAAAGGTCAGTCAGGATTCCGATTTCTCTGTAGGTGTGATCGGCCATGTTGAACGTCCATGCTATTGTGACATTGTACCCTGCGTTCGATTGCAGAGCGGTCGTCAATTCATCTTCGACGACCCGGAGGGATTCAACGTCGCGGACTTCCCGGCGGTCGTTGCCTTCTTGGGTGATTTCAATTCGCATCTTTTCAGAATGACCTCATCACTGAATTTTATACGCAAGGACGGCAAGCTGATGGTAATAACGCATCGTGTACTCCACGATCTGTTCCATCTGGTCGCGGGTCGCCAGTATACGCACCGGGATCATCCGTTCCGCATACACCTTGTCGCCGTCAAGCCACTGACCTTTGGCGACCGGCAAGATGGTCATCCCGCCGCTGATCTTGCGAACATGGGCATCCCATACCCGGTGGTACCGCAAACGAAAGGGCTTCCCTTCGTTGCTCACGGTGGGTACAAGGATTTCCCACAACTTCCTGTCGTCATTCACTCTACCATTATGACATATGATTCAATAAACGTCAATTTGGAAGACGTGAACGAATCTCTTCCAGCAACGCTTTGCGCTTTGGGAAATCCATCGCCCGGACGAACTGTTCCATGATGTTTTCCGTACACATAAAGCAAAGATCAATCGAGTCCGTGATTTCGACTGTGCGGCCCCGGCCTTCACGGAACTCTTTCCCGCACCGGTCACATTTCCAGATCGTGATCTTCATTCGAATACCAACCTTGCGGTGGATTTGGTCGGCTGTTCCGGCGGCGGTGGTGGTGCCTGAACGTTGCCCGGCATGAAATCAGCCAAGTGTTCAACGAGATTGGACAGACGATTCGTCGCCAGATAACTGTAGATTTTGTTCGCGGCACCAATCGGCGGTTTCACGAACTCTTCGAGAATGGTTTGCTGGATGTGATCCGGGGTCCGCGTCAAATCAACCAACTGTTCATTGCGCCGGTAGTTGCGGAGCATGCGCGAATCACAGAACGTTTCCGGCTCCTGTTCGAGCCACACCGCCAGCTTCTTTTCCGTGACTGGCGACTGACGGCCTTCCGTCATGAAGATATCGTCCGGCGAAAGAAAATTCGGAACACCATCCGACCGGTCCCCACGCATGATGTGTTCTTTGAGGAACAGTTGCGGGTTCGGGCACACCACGAACTCTTTGGTGTAAGGACTGAACTGCTGAACGTTCGGCCAACGCTGAAGCTGTTGGAAGTCCTTGTCGCTCGAAATGATGACAACGTTCTCTAGCGGACTGAACCGGCGCGCCAGCGTCGAAATGATGTCGTCGGCTTCGGCACCGTCTACTTCCATCACCTTGTAAGGGAACACTTCCGTGATTTCCCGGCGGACCATGCGGAGCACTTCAAACAGGTGTTGCCAATCGATGTTCGAGTCTTCACGATCCCGGCGGCGACCGGCTTTGTAGAAGGGGAAGACATCCCGCCGCCATGAGTTATGCGAATCCGTGCAAATGACCATGCGTCCGTGTGACTCACGGAATTGCGCATTGTACATGCGAATCGAATTCAGAGTGACGTGACGGAACAAGCCTTCGTCCAGCTTCGGCTGGCTCTTGACTTGCATCATGTAGTTGCTGATGACGACTTGGCTAAAGTCGAGTAGGATCATTTCGATTCTCCGAAAATGCCCACGGCACCCGATACCGGCGAAGGCACACGCGGCACTCATATTCCGGCCCGCCGCCCCACAATATGCCATCGTGGAAATTCCGGCACCACCAGCGCTTGAGATTGCTAATCCATTCGCTCAATTGCATTTAGTGCCAGTTTATCAGTCGGTTTGGAGAATCAAATTTGGGAAGATTTGGAAGAGCGACCAACGGGAATATGCATCACCGGAGTCGCTTCTTTGGATTTGGGGTCCAGCTTGATGACAATAATTTCCGGCGGGACATACCGAAAAGGACGACCAAGACCAGACCAGACTTTGCCGGACGGGATACGGATCGCGATCATGCTCTCTTTCAGGCTTCGACTTTCAATCGACCAGATGTGTCCTGTCGTTTCATTCCGCATCTGAACACCTTGAAACACGACACCAGTGGCCGTATCAATCGTGTCGCCGCCCACCAGCGTATAGATGTATCCCATTCCCATGTTCTTATCTTAGATCAAAGGATGCAGGACACGACAGAGTTCAATGAACACGACATCTTTTCCGCGTTCGAGTTCCGACAGTTCTTCATAAGGAACCATGCTTGGGTGTTGTTTGGCCGCTTCGTTCTTGACCGGCCCATACGTCCAACCCTTCGCGGCCTTGTCTTGCATCCACCAGTCGTGAGTTTCTTTCGGCGTCAACTCCGGGTTCTCCAGATGAAACCGCACACCGTCAATGAAGGTAGTCTGTTGGTCATCCGTCGCCAAATCCCACTCCGGGTACTCTTTCCCGAACTCCAAATTCAATGCGCGGATCACCGTGTAGATGTTCCGCGCGATCTGTTCAACCGTCATTTTCCAACCTTCGCTTTCTTGTACACAACGATGCTCTGCAAATAGTTGACCAGTGCGTCCATCTGAAACACGGTCATATTGCTGTAGGCTTCGACCAATTCTTCGTCTTCTTCAGACGCCGCCGCGTATATCTCTTCGTAAGTCTTCTGATAAGCGCGCGACAATATCGCCCGCTGTTCCAGCGTCAAAGACTCCCGCCACTTCTCCCGGCTTGGTGCTGGCAACTTCGGTTTGCGATGCAAACAGATGTCGTCAATCACACCATCGATATGGTACCGAATCTTGGTCAATTCAGAGTCTTCGACGGGCCGGACAACACGGGGCGGTTTTGTCTTCAGGGATCGGATGTGATCGTATAGTCGAGTGATTGTTTTCTTGTCCAATTGCACCCCTTTGGTCAAAAGCCGGGCGACAGAGCCAACACCGATACACCCTTGTTCATCGCACACACGGGCGCGATCCACAACATCCGCCGGGAACGGCTTTTCATCGGTGAACGGTAACCGAGTAATCCGGTTGTGATGGATGAGGAAGTCGATCACCCATTGCTTCTGTTGGGTGGCAGTGCTGTGTTTGCGGTACCACGACAGCGCTTCAGAGACAGTGCCGGTGAATGTGTCGCCGCGAAAGAATGGTTCGTCGCGAACCTTTTTCATGACATCACTTCGCTTTCGTGGGTGTGCCAAAATTCCGTGTGATTTCAACGTCACGGAAGAACGTTTGCGCTTCGCCCGATTCCGTAGCGGCTTGCCGCTGGACGGTTCCGGTCATGATGAAGCAATCATTCACTTCGACGATTTCTACCATTGCGGCATAGGATACCGCAGTTTCCGGGATGATGCCAATCTTGTGATCGCGGGTTTCCACTTTCCAGTACCGCGTCGCGTTCGCTTCGATCACTTTCAACAGCTTGACATGGAATTCTGCCCGTGCGTTCAATGATCCAAGGAAATTGGCCGGATCAACGACGGGCGGAACCAGACGAAAATTTTTCACAACATGGCGCGGCGGGCGACTCCCGCGTGGTTTCGGCATGACTAGTTCCTGATCTGGCATCGTTCTCTCCAAAGTCAGTATACACCATACCGACCTATATGTCAATTCTTCACTTGCTCGAATTTCAAAATACCATCTTCGATCCAAGCAAAATGCCGCCGTTGTGTGTCCATACAAACGGACTGGTTTCCGTCCTTCTCAACCCGGCGGATCTGTCGCGCTTCCGTGTGACCGACCAATTGATCGACGCCGGGGATTACTCCCATTTCCGACCAGTCTGCCCACACAAGCCCGCCATAGGGGTTATGGAAGCTCCCACCCCGCGACCGGCCCGGCACAAGCCAAGGATGCGGCACAGCCTGACCAAGAGCATAGCGGATGTCCGCTTCTTGCTGATGCATCCAATCAACGATGTGAGTCCCTTCCGGGATTGTAGCAAGCTGAGGAACCACACCAGCATGAGTCAATAACCATGAGTCCACGAAAGTGTGGAAACGCAACCGCGCCCAATCCTTCATTGTGAACTTCGGACGAATGATGCTCTTGCGCAAATCCGAATACCCGGAGCACCGGAAAGCCCGAATGTCGAACGCATAGTGCAGATCATGGTTGCCCCACAACAACGTCCACTTCGGGTCGTACAACTTCTTTTTGACCCATTCGGTGATCGTATGAGTGACTTCGGTCACTCCATTCCAAGAATCCCAATAGTCACCAAGGCACACAACCGCATCCGCTTGCGCGGCGCGCTCTTCGGCTTGTTGAAGATAGATGGCGTCTTCGTGAATGTCGGCAACGATTAAGGTTTTGGGCATAAAACTTGGGTCGCACCATACTGTGCGATGAAGTAGGCGTCCGCAAGGTCAGCGAAAGGACTACCCGTACCTTTCATTTTCGACCCATACACGCTCTTCAAATCCATGTTTATGCTCTTGGAAAACGACTCATACATCGCGGGCTTGTCGGCTGTCCCTTTGCCGGTTCCGTGCTTCTTCGCAACCGTGGGCGCGATGACATGAAATTTCATGCCCTTCGTCCACAGATAGTGCTTCAACAGACCGGTATTCTCACCAATGTGGAACACCTTTCCGCGCGCATTGAAGGCGTAGTCTTCCAACCACACTTCAACATCGCCGCCGGTTTCCATGTCAATCCAACCAACAAAAGTTTGTGCAAGGAAATCGAACCGGGCTTCCTGTGAATCCGTCTCCGGGTACGGAACCGCTTCGATATTTTTCAACGGGGACTTTTTCTTCGAGTCCATCACATAGATGAACTTCGTAGACGCGAAATCGGCTGGCGCGCTCATATCGATGCAAACACCCGCCGGACAAGTCATCGAATAGTCGATGCCGACCACGTAACGCGGTTTAGTCGTCATCGTCCTCATCCGCTGGTTCTAGGTCTTCATCGTCATCATCTTCTAGGTCCAATGGCTCTCCGCAAAAAGGGCAAAATTGCGGCCCGTCAAAGGCTTCATCAAATCGAAGAACAAACGTCGATTCGCAGTATTGGCAAATGATGCTAAGTTTCCGAAAGTCACTCATGCTGACACTGTTTAGGCGTCCGCATTTTTTGACATACAAGTGCTGTTATCGCTTAAGTACTTGATCTACAAGGACCCGGAAAATTTCAGTCATGCCTTCCAATTGCCGCTTGCACCGGGAGTCAAAAGACACGTCTTGCCGATGGTAGGACACGATCTCAAATTCGACCCCGGAATGAAATCGTTCGAGGGGGAGCATGTGCGCCGCGATGCTGTGTGCCAGTTGGGTCAAACGAGTACCCGTGAACTTTTCTTCGCCAAGATATTCGTTGTCCTTGGTGCGGCTGTACGAAGCAAACTCCACGGAAATGCTGATCGATTCTGCCATCGGTTGATATTTACAGGAACCCCGTTGTTCAAGAAAAAGGCCGGACCCGAAGGCCCGGCCACATTGACGAATTGCTCTTCAGTTTAGCGAATCGGGCAAGCACCCGACACACATTCTTGTGACTCCAGATCACCTTCGGCGATCTGATCGAAATCGATAGGTTTGACCCGCGAAGACAAGCGCTGGAACTGTTCCTTGCTGATCTTCTCTTTCGGGGCTTGCTTGAAACCATGATCCGAATGACACAAGAAGCTGATGGTCTTGATGTACTGAAGATTCTCAGCCAACCACGCCTTCAGTTCGGGAATCTCTTCCTTCTTGTAGTAGACCGTTACGGACACCGACTGATCCGCCCAATGCTGTTGGGCCATCTTGACGACATCCAATTGCTTCCACGTGTCCCAATCTTCGTCCGCGACCGGCATGCCTTCCGGTGCTTCCACGTAGAAATCCACCACCGTTGTGTTGTTGTCGTAGGTGCCGTCAAACCGGATCACCGGTTCCATCTGGTGCTTGGCAGCACGGAGGATCGGGATCAACGGATCGTCAGTCGCGAAACGAACACGCTGAATGATGTACCGGGAGAACGCCGGGTGAATGCCTTCGTAACCGTGCTGGTCAAGCAACTTGCTAACCGTACCGGAAGGCTTCACCACGGTGGTGCGGATGGATTCCGGCACCTTGAGTTCCTTCGAATACCGCATGTTCTCTTCTTGGATCGCGGCATACACCTTATCCAAGGTCTTCGGATTGAACAGCGGGCTTGCCAAGCATCCAGTGATGCCCGTGCCGATGCGCATGTTCCGATGAACAACGGATTGAATCGTCGGCTGGTGGTACGTTTCCATCGCAACACGCTTGCCGTAGCGATGCATGAGCCGGGCCGCTTCGATGAATTCTCCTTCGTCTTCCAGATTCATCAACGGAATTTCCTGAAGGTTGCAGTTCTCACCAGATTCCAGCGTCGCTTCCGCACAAGGATTCACACCTTCAGCGGTGTCGGGCTTCAATTCACCCATGCGGCCATACTTCTGGATGTTGCTGCGATTGACGATGCCGAACGGCTCTCCGTCTTCATAGGTCTTCCAGAAGGCCGGGTGAAGGTCTTCCACGTCGTCTACAACGACGCTGAAATTGGCGAATGCCCGGTACGTCGGGATGTTGCCAAGGGACCACCGCTTCGCGGCCAGATACACCTTGTCATAGGGATCGCCAAGGACGATGATCGCGGAGCGCCGGACGTTGCCAGCCACGACCATTTCGCCGGTGACACAGATGATGTCCGCCGCGTCCAAAGGACGGATGTGCTTGCCTTCACGTTCCTGAAGGATCTTGCACAGCTTTTCCACAAAGGCAATCAACGGAATCGGGCCAGACGCCACACCACCAAAACCTTTGATCTGCTGACCGTAGCCACGAATGCAGACCGTGGAATACGAAAAGGATCTTCCAGTCACGAAAAACGATTCGAGCACACGACGGGTGAGTTCACACCAACCTTCACGGGAGTCCGGCACGATGAAGTCCGCGTCGTTCGATCCCTTGTGGACGATGGTCACATCGCGCTTCACCTTGGGCAACTTCGAAACGAATCGATTCTCCACACTCATCCCAACACCGCCGCCAAGCATCAACATGTCTTGGGCAATGACGAAATTGTTCCAATCGGCTGTGTTGAAGTAGTAGCAGTTGTTCAGAGCACAACCACCAATTCGTTCATGCGACGGTGCGCCGGAAAACCATAGGCCACGTCCCGCCGGAATCGCTTTGCGGTTCATCATGAAATACCGCAAACGTTCCTTCTCTTGCTCTGTCACCGGGACATGTCGGGTGTTCCCGGCAATCACACGATCAACCGTATCCTTCCATCCCTCTAAAACGCCGTTATCACGCCGGGCATACGTTCTGCGATAAACAATTTTCGCAAGATTAGACCAGTCTTTGTTCATTACTCCTTCCTTCGCCACGTATTTTTGGCGACAAAAATGGCGCGTCAGGCAGCGATGCTGACGCGCCCGCCAATGAGATTCTGTCGGTTTGGAACAGCTAGTGAATCTTAAAAGCTGTCGGGTATTTAGAAGATCAGACCACTACCAACTCTTCGTCAATCCCGTCATTACGTTCGGATACACCGGGGCCGTAACTACTTTGTTTAGAGTCACTTGCGTCCAGATGGAATAGTTGTGTGGTAGCTTATATATCGTTCCGGCGCTGTAGCCAGAATAGAATCGCCACGCCACATCTTTTCCGCCTGTGATGCCCGTCGTACCGGCTTGCACCCATAGATGGTGAGTTTCGGATGCACGTCGAAGTTCCGCATGACGCCCACCGCCGGGGTGTGACATCCACCGTTACCCGTGGGCCAGAAACCGGAACCACAGTTCTCATAGGTGTAGCCGACCGTGAGTTCGTTGATGAATTTGTTGCCCTTCAACTTGTCCGGCAAGTAGCCGTATCCGATGTTGAAAGAGGATTTCGCCGCAAGGCCGGGTCTGAAGAAGCTGGACCCGGCCATGACGAACAAATCGTTTTTCGTCTGGCCGAACATCGACGCGACGAAAAGTAGTGATGTGATGAGTAAACGCATAGTTAGAGGATCGGGAACTCTGTTCCCTCTTTCCAGTATAGTTTACGCATCGGCTTTCCATTCAAGAAAGCCTTCCACGCCAGAATGAACAGCGCCATGAGGTCTACCTGTGCCAGCTTTCCGCGCCGGGCACGATTGGTAATCAACCGCTGGCGAAGGTGATACACGGGATCGGTTTCCGTCAGGTTCACGCCGGTGCGCAAACGTTCGAAGAATGTTTCCGCCGAAGGTCCGCTCTGTTTGTAGAAGAGACAGAAGCACGCACCGGTGACGCTCTGCATGACCAGATCCCGGCAACCGTCCGCGATCTGCGAAGCACGTTGCATCAGTTCGAAGTTGTTCCGCACGTAATCGAGGATCTGAATCCGTGTCGGGTTCTTTCCGCCCTTCAGGTATTGCGGGCCGTAGTTCTCCATGATGTAGAGAATGCGACCAACCGACGCCACGATTGACGCATAGGGAATGTTTTCCATCTGTGCGACCTGTGACGTGGACCGGCGTAGACCATTGTCCATGTAGCGAAAAGCATCTTCCGGGACATTCCGCACGACCAACATGGGAACCGAGAATGTATCGTCAGGGATTCCCGCCAGCGCTTCCATGCGGTGTTGTCCATTGACCAGAACACCATTCACATCGAACTGAATCGGTTCGCCGGTCAGTTTGAAATTATAGCTGAGCATGTCTGCCCGGTAGCCACGAACAATCGTGTTGCTCATGTTCCGATTGTTGGGCTTGTTCAGCTTGAGATATTCGCGGGCCTTGGGCGGCGTGATGTTCTCCACCGCCGCTTCAAGTGTCTTTGCGGTTCCGGTTCCGTTCATTTTTCGTTCTCCTGTAGCAGCACGGGATTGCGCGGAGTCTCTTCCTTCTGAACGATGTCTTGCGTTCCGCGCTTACCACCGACGACCCACGTCAAGCTATTGAGACGGGAGAACGTCAATCCGAATTGTGCCGTCAACCGCCCCGCCAAAAAGTAAATCGCGTGGCGAAGCGTCGGATGTACCGTCAGACCAGAACGAAGCCGGATGATGTAGCGGAACTTCTCCAATGGGCCGGACACAACGAACGGGACTTTGAATCCCATCGGAATGGCGTACACATCGTCTTTGACGGTATGAGCTTCTTGGACCAACGCATAGGCTTCATCTTGAAGACTTTCCGGCAACTGGTCGTGATACCACCATTCAAATCCATAGTCGGTGCCGATCACCGGGAAAGTCTGATAAACGCTCCGGTGCCGGGCCAAATCGCGCCACGAAGCGAAGTCAATGGTATCAGTCCATTCAATGATGCCGCGCTGTTCTCCGTTGACAGGGCGCAACGGGATGTACTTGACATCAGACATCCAAAACTCCGACATTCCCGCACCGAACGGCCATTCGAGTGGATCGGTATTCACGTTCCGCTGTTCACGGATTGAATTGGGGAAGGCTTCCATCGCAAGCGCGCGGATCTTGTCGATGACCACTTTGAGTTCCGGGAACTCTTCGATGTGGTCACTCAGCGCGTGCAAACGGTTGTTGAGGTAGCGAAGATCGGTCTTCCACGCCAGATTGGTGACAGCACCATTGGGCAGGAATCCCCGGAGCACATCAAATGCCGCCGCTTTCGCGCCACGCATTTCGTTGGCGTCGTTGCGATCAATACCAAACCGGGCGATCAAGTGTTCGGTCGTCGGCTCTAACGCCTTCAGATAGAAGGCCCGCAACTTCTCTTGGTATGTCTTCCCCGCGCCCGTGCGCGCGATGAAGGGTTGATTGCTGAAGTCGATGTACCGGGTGGAGCACTCCTGACCCTTGTAAAGCTGGTAGTGCTGAATCAGCTTTGCCACCGGCATCGGTACGTTCTCCACGGCGATCACGACATCGCCAAGTTCGGCGATGGATTCGTGTCCGTAGCCGACATAGAACTTGTTCATGAAGTCGCCGGACTTGGATGTCTTCAGCAACTTCACAGCCGCGTCGATTGGCCTTGGATCGCGGGAGTAAAGAGCTTGCAACATTGCAAGGTCTTCAGCGGTCGGTTCATTTTCTGATGGGAGTAGAAACAGGACCCGGCTCAGATCACCTGTTTCGAGTGTGGCCTCTTTCTTGAGAATGCGTAGATTCATATTTGGATTTGTGTCGGCAACGACGGGGAGTATGTGTTATCACCCGATTGTTCGCGATCCGTTCGAGCAAAGAAATAGCCTGTCCGACCAGTGTCTTTTGCTGTTCGAGGATGGTCAGATACTCTTCGCGTTGGCGAATAGTCATCTGTGCGATCAACTCATCAGGTACTTGCACTAGATCCAACATACCCTGATCTCCGGGCGGTTAAATTCGGGTTCCGTCTTGAATGCGATGGAACAACCACAGCGTCATCGGACGCACGCCATTGTATCCGTGCGTTTCGACCAGCCGGTCGAAGTACTCCGTGAATTTCTCTGTCGCCTCTTCGAGACTCCGGGCCTTCGTGTAAATGGTCCGCTCTTCGTACTCACTCTCCATAAGAGTGTCGTATTCTTCCACGCCGTCCATATTGTTCAGCGTCAGTTCAAATTCTTCCAGACCATCCGCGTCCAGCGCTTCAGTTCCCGGCAATTCGGTTTCGCTTGCTTCGATTTTGCTGAGTTCGTCGTTCATAATCGTCTCTTCTCCATTTAGTCAGCCACATCTTAGCCGCCGTGCCGGAATAGCTGTTTTCTTCGATGATCTGGCGGATCTCTTCTGGTGTCTGCCCGTCCAAGACCATCTGATTGATGTCCTTACGTCTTGTGTTCTGTTGGCGGCGCGGCCAGATGCACACCCGGTATCCATATCGGATTGCCGCGTCCATCTTGGCAACGATTTCCGCATTGTGTGGTTCGTCGTCATATACCACAATCGTTTTGTGCTTGGGAAGAATCTTCGGCAGATCAGCACCCGCCATCGCCAGAGCATTCGGTAAGAACATGCTGTCGAACGGTCCTTCGAGAACATAGATTCGATCCGCGTTCAGATCAATTCGATCCAAGCCGAAAATCTTGGGTGTGTCATCATCCGCTTTGATCGTGATGTACCGCAATGCGGCATCAGGCTCTAAACTACGACCCTGAATCGCCAAGATCCGCTTTCGGTTCCGAAACGGAATGATGATGCGCGGTTCGTGAACCAACGCCGGGCCATTCGGCTTCCATTTGTCCACCACCGCTGCGAAGTCTTCGGCGTACAGCAACACATCGAGAAACGAGTTTGGTATCTTACGGTTGACGATGTATGCCTTCGCCGGGTGATCGTCCGGGAGCGACGCCAGTGTAGGAAGGCCCGCAAAGGGGTCTACAACGACCACAGGACGACTGAAGTCCATGTCCCGGATCTCTTCCTTCCAATCCTTCTTCGGACGCCCGGCGCGGCCCTTATTGCGTTCTATGGCCGATGCGACGATGTACTCTTTGTAAAGGGTTTCGTCAAGCTGTTGGAAGAAGCGGCCCAATGACATGGGCGGCAACTCACAATTGTGACATTTGAACAACAGCCGGTCTTCAACCCGGTAAAGATATCCGCGCGCCTTGCCCCGCTTCTTCTTGGAATCCCCACAGATCGGACAAGAGAAATTCCAGATGAAGTCCCCTTTTTGCTTGAAGTTACGGACGTAGACTGACACCCGGCCCGCAAATTGGATATCGGTCAGAAGGCTCATTGAAGACTCTCTTTATGATAGATACCTTCAGCTATGCACAAAATCGGTTTCATCGGCCAAGGCTGGATTGGAAAAAACTACTCAGACGACCTTGAAAGCAGAGGCTTCCCGGTCACCCGCTACGCACTCGAACCACCCTACAACGCAAATCGAGAAGCCATCAAGGAATGCGACATCGTGTTTATCGCAGTGCCGACACCCACGACATCCGAAGGATTTGACTCTTCCATCGTCGCCGCATGCCTGAAACTTCTTAGCCCCGGCACCACTGCTGTCATCAAATCCACGATGATCCCCGGCACCACCAAGGATCTTCAGGCCCGATTCCCGGATCTCTTCGTCTTTCATTCGCCTGAATTTCTGGTGGAAGCGACGGCCAAATATGACGCGGCCAACCCCATGCGGAACATCGTCGGGATTCCCGTGGACACTGAAGCCTACCGAGAGCGTGCGGAAGCGGTGCTCAGCGTGTTGCCAAAAGCACCATTCAACACGATCATGGACAGTTCCGCCGCCGAACTGGTCAAGTACGCGGGCAACTGTCTGCTCTATCTGAAAGTGATATTCACGAATGTGCTGTACGATCTCTCTCAGTCATTGACGCTGGATTGGAAACAGATCAAAGAAGCCATCGCCGCCGATCCCCGCTTGGGGGCGACGCACTTGGACCCAATGCACAAGAGCGGTCGAGGCGCGGGCGGTCACTGTTTCATCAAAGACTTCGCAGCGTTTGAGGAAATCTATCAGAAGATGGTGCCCCAAGACCAGCTTGGATTAGCGATGCTGGACGCCATCGAAAAGAAGAACATTGCGCTCCTAACCAGCACCGGCAAGGATCTTGATCTGTTGAAAGATTGCGGTCTGATCTAACAGAACGACGCAAACGACGGAAGAGTAGCGTGACGTAGAAACATCATTGCGCCGGTACGTTTGTCCCGGATCACAATGCTCTTGTTCGGATTGGCGACGCCATAAGCGCGGATCTTTTGACCGATCATGTCGTCGCCCACGTATCGTGCCCACCGGTGGTAGCGTAGCTTTCCAAGACGGCAGTTCGAAAACACTTCCGGCGACACGTCAAACACTTCAGCACCGGCAAATAGATCCTCTTTGAGTTGCTTGCTCTTCTTCCAATACGCGAACCCCAATGGGGTTGCCGCGTAACCGTCACCAAGGTTGGTATTGACCTGATGGTCAATCATCTTTTTGTCCAGCAAGGATTCGAGTGCGCGCCATTTGACCTGTTCGCCGCTGATCCGTCGTTTCACCTTCCCAACGTTTGCCCCTTTCAAGAACAGGGTTTCCGTGACAAACAGATCCAGAATGTTGAGTTCGGCTGGATTCAGCTTCACGTCCTCATCCAGACCGGTCGGTTTCTTGCGCTTCATCATCGGCCAGACCGGAGTCTTCGCCGCCAATGAACTAGACCGCAATTCATCGTCTTTGACGTTCACGCCGGGTTCGCCTTGCGGCCCGACACCGATACCGGCGATAGCACCACTACCGGCGGTGTTTCCAATTTCTTCTTTGAATTGTCGATAGGTCTTCATCACACTGCCTCAATATCGTCGTGGCTGACGGCCAACTCTTGTCCGGTCGTCGTCATGACCGGAAACACTTCCACACCCATCACAAACTGACCCTTGACCGGTTTGCGGACATTGATGATCGATCCAGCCTTGACAATCCGGGAGTCCGTATCAAGCATGTGGTTCAGGATCTTGTACCGGCCAGCCGGAAGGCCAACGGGCGCGGATTCCTTGATGACCACCGCTTCATTGGCATGCTTTGCCAGAAATGTTTTGAATCCTTCTTCCAACATCCATTTTCCCCTTCGAGTATTCACATGTTCCTTCAACAAGAAGAGCGCGGTCGCGTACCGGGCCAGCTTGGTTTTACCGAATGGCAACTTCTCCAGAATCCGCTTCAAATTGAAAACCAGCCGATGCAAGAGCGTGTAAGCGGCTTTCTCTTCCGGCTTCCGAAGTTCCTTTTGCTTTCGCAACACATGACCACTGGCGTCGATGATCCCATACTTGAACGCATCCATTTCGTCCCATGACGTTGAAAGGATTCGAAGTACGCGATATACGATCCATGTGTCTATGATGCTCATGCTGCAATTGCCCGCGTGCTGTTTCGGATGAGATTCACCAAAATCGGGTCCGGCATAATGTCGCTGGACCGAATCGTCTTCCCGTTGATTCCCGTCACCAGATCCGGCATAAAACTGATCGCGATCAAGAAAGTCTTCAGAGCCGGATACAGTTCCGGCTCCATTTTCAGAAACAAGATTCGCGTAGATGCCAGCCCGAAAACGTTGTACAGAATCGTGATGTGATTCAGCACCAGCCGCTCTTTGATAACGCCTTTCTTGACATAGCGCTTCAAGAGTCGTTTGACATACTTGAAGCGCTCGAAGTCTTCTTCAAACTCTTTCGACCCGTGTGCCGAAGGGTTGTCATAGGCGCGTATCGCGTAGAGCAACACGTTATCATTTGTCAGGTTAGCGAAGTCCATGCGAAACTTACTTGTACCAAATCTCCACGGAATCGTCCTTCATCCCTTGCGGCCCGCGATCCAAGAAGTACCATTGGCTAACATTGTTTAGCCGCTTGAATTCACCGAACGCCTTCATGATTGGCTTGCCCTTCGCTCCGAAATGGGTCCGCTTAGCTTCATCCTTGAACTTCTTGATGGCTGCATGGTGATCCATCTTCCGACCAAGCGGCAAAGTCGCATAGTTCGAGGGAACGCCGGGGATGTTCAGGATTACCTTCGCATCCGCTTCTTGCAACTGATCTTCCTTGAGCGGGGTGAAAGTCATGTGCGGTTTTCCTTGGCGATGCGACTTGCATAACCATTGGCACCCCTCAAGGTCGGCTTGGTGATCCGGGGAATGCTTCCGACGATGACATCATACATGCCCTTTTTCCGCGTCGAAGGCTTCACAGTGATGCTGTTCGCCGCTTCCGCGATCTTCCGGCCCTTGGCAACGAAAGATTCGAAGCTCACGGCGTCAAAGATAGTCTCACCGTCTTGAGTCGGTTGGAAGTCAGAGTCGAACGGATACTCATCGGTCGTCGCATCTGACGTTCCGGTCGTCACATCCTCTTCGATATCCGTGGTGTCCAGTTCCATTTCATCGTCAGCGTCCGGGTCCAACTGAATCCCATCTTCCGCCGGGACCAATTGCATGTTCACTACAAACTCACCATTGGACTGTGTGTAGGTGATCTTGAGGAAGATGCCGCCGGGGATCTTCTCTGAAATACCGTCGTTGTCTGCCCACGATCCATCAAGGTTTCGCCCCAAACGGCCACCAAAATGAGACACCGGCACAAGGACAACACCCGTATCACCACCCAAATCCAACCCACGTAGCGGGAAAGACAGGCCAACCGCACTCAGCTTAGAAAACGCCTGTTGGACAGGATAGTACGGATTGATGAAGGTCTTCTTGGTCAGAGACGCAAGGAAACCATTCAGCATGGTCAACACTTCCGGGTCATCGATTTGGGACGGGTTGACATCGACATCATCGACGGCGTAGACACCGGCCACAGGATCATTTTGAGGAAGACCGAAACCGGTCCACTCACGCAACGTTTTTGACATCTTCTTCTCTCCCTGTCGGAAATGTGCCACCACCAACTTCGGATCAGGCGTGTGGAAGTTCGGCTTCCGCATGACTGTCTTTGCCACGATTTCCACTTCTTTGCCGTTATGCTTCAGAACGAACGGCACGTTCACATTTGTCAGTTTGTCCGACAACACTGCTTCCCATTCGCGGGCGCTGATGCCGGTCAATTTCTTGCCGTGTTGACGGAATGTCTCCAGAAAAATTCGGGCCAGTTCACAGAGCGTGATCTGTTTTCCGTTCCGGGCATCGTTCACACGGTCCAAGAAATGCCGCGTGAATGCAATATCTATCCCCAACTTGTTCCATACTTGGTCCAAATGCCGTTCCAGAGCATTCAAATCAGATTGCGTAACGACATGGTTGGGGTCACACGTCGGGGCTTCGTAGATTGTCCGTTTCACACCGATATTTACTCTTCGTGAAACGAGACTGTTGAAAAGAAAAAGGCCGGACCCGAAGGCCCGGCCTGAAGAGGGAGAAAATTACCCTTAGTTGACGGTCTTTGTCACGATGAAGTTCGGCTGCAAGAAGGTCAACGTTGCGTTGTTGCCAACCACGTCCTTGACCGTTCCAGTCGTGTTCAGGTCGATCACCGCACCCGTCGTCACGTTGCCCGCCGTTGCGCTGTCGCCACCCACGATGGTGTACTGGAAGACCAACGCATTGGTTCCAGAACCCGAAACGTAGTTCGCCTGACGGGTGTTGCCACCGATGGTCACAGCGATGCGCGGCGTGTTGGTCACAACAACAGCTTCGTTGAAGGTCGCCGTCAGTGTCAACACGTTGCCAGTGACAAATGCATTGGACGTGTCGCCGCTGATTGTAACAACCGGGGAAGCCGGTGCCACACCGTCAACCCGCTTCGCCGAATTGTCCGGCAAGTTGAAGTTGAGGTTCGTGATCGGGTTACCAGCCGCATCTACAATGGTTCCACCGTTCAACTGCATCGGCGAAATCAGAGCGAACGTTCCCGGCAAGTTGGCATTGTCGTTCGACGCAACCGTGTAGGTGAACGTCAAAGTCGTGGTGCCAGTGCCCGAAACGTAGGTCGCATACTTGGTCGTGAAGTTCACATCCATAGCAATGCGCGGGGTGCCCGTAACCGTCACGGCTTCGCTGAAGGTCGCCGTCAGTGTCAATGTATCGCCCAACTTGTAGTTCGGACCACCGGACGGGCCGGTCACCGTGCTGATCGTCGGAGCAACGTTGTCAATCACAACGCCAGCCATCGACGGCGGGGTGAACGTTACAACAGCAACGTTATCCGCCAAGTCCTTAATCGTTCCACCGTTCAAATCGATGGGAGAAGTCAGGACGATCTGACCACTGGTAGCCGCATCCGATGCCTGAACCGTGTAGGAGAAGGTTAGGATGTTGGAAGCGACGCTGGAGAACATCGCATAGCGCTGAACTCCATTGATCGTAAACGGAATGCGCGGCGAACCAACCACGGCGATGTTGCCGACGTAGGTTGCCGTGAACTCGAACACATCACCGGTATTGTAGTTGCCAGCACCCTGAACGAATGCAACAGTCGGGGCGGCGGGGGCCGTATTGTTGATAACGACGCTCGAAACGGTGGGCGGGGTGAAGGTCAACGTGGCGTTGGTGCCATAGATGTCCTTGATCGTTCCACCATTCAACGTCAACGGGCTAGACACTGTGAACTGACCAGCCGTCGCATTGTCACCGGACACGACAGCATACTGGAAGACCAATGCCTTCGAGCCAGATCCGCTCACATAGGTGGCGTTCTTTGCGTTGCCATTGACCGAAAGAGTCATGCGTGGCGAACCAGTCACGACCACATCCTTGTTGAAATTCACAGTGAAGCTGAGAACACTGGTCTTCGCCAAACTGTGCGGGCCGTTGCCGGAATTGAAAGTCACGCTCGAAATGGTCGGAGCGGCGGTCGAATTCAACGTCACGTTCGCCAAGTTGGTCGGGATGGTGAAGTCCGGCGTACCGGTCGAGTTACCAGCCAAGTCCTTGATCGTACCGCCGTTCAAATCGATGGTCGCATTGCCCGTCGTGTTCACCACGTCGAACGTACCGGCGTCAACCGAATCAGCCGACTGGACAACGTAACGGAAAGTCAATGCGCTGGTGCCGGAACCAGAAGCATAGTTGGCAAATGCTTGTGCGCCGTCCAGATCCAATTCAACGCGCGGCGTACCGGTCACTTCTACCGGCTCACTGAAATTGACGACCACATCAAGGTTATCGCCAGTCACAAAATTGAGCGGAGTGATGTCGGCTGAATCGTTAGCAGTCGGCAAGGTGGTGTCTACCGTCATACCAGCCGTATTCGGCGGGGTGAAGGTCAACGTCGCAGCGGTATCCGTCGCATCTTTGATCGTACCGCCGTTCAAGGCAATCGGGCTAGCAATCGAAATCGCACCCGAATCAACGTTCTGGATGGCGTAGCTGAAAACCAAGCTCGAAGTGCCGGTGCCCGACGTGTAAGTCGCAAACAGGCCGCTGTTCGCACCAATCGTCAACGGAATACGCGGCGTACCCGTGACCACGACAACTTCGTTAAACTTGACACGGAACGAAAGCGTCGTCGTCCGGCCATACTTCGTGATGTTGCCGATGCGCGAAACCTTTACGACAGCGGGGCCAGCGTTCTTGACGTTCAGACCGCGAATTGCAACGATCAACTCACCAGTGGCAGGATCAACCCATCCACGGTCAGTTGCGATTGCATCAGGTACCCAATTGGGTGGTTGTGTAAGTGTCCAAGACATGTCTCTTTGAGGAAACCTCCAATGCTATTTAGAGGCACCGGGTTTTAGAGGGGTAGGGGTGGGGGTGTTGAGTCGCCTATGTTCTTGCATATCAATGTCTGGCGATAAATAAAGAACATGAACCTCATGCAAGTTGACGAAGCCGTTCTCAAGTCAATCCGCGAAGTGATCGACAACGTGCCGGTGTGTGAAGTATGCGGCGGCGACGCTGACACATGTGGCTGTGCGGAAGTGAACGAAGACTACGAAGAAGAACTGTCAGAACCTTCCGGTGAGAAGGAAGACATCATTATCAACCCGGACATCGATCTGTTCTCAGCCGCCAAGCAACAGAAAGTCGATGAATGGACCAACGCCGCGAAGCTGAAAGAAGCTCCACAGCATGTGTGGGTTGGAGCGCGTGAATTTGCCGACAAGAATGCCGCAAATCACTATGCAAAAAGCATCGGCGGGATCGTGACACCGCAACCCAACCCGGACCACAAAGGATTCAAGGCCGTCGAAAAGAAGCCGCTGAGCAAGGCTGAAAAGGACGCAAAGTGGAATGAACGCATGCCGTGGCCGTCCGACTATAACAAGGGTCGCGGTAGCCGGTCGCCGATTTCGGCTTTCTCGAACTCCTACCAGCCGAAAGGAAATGCTTTGTCTGAAGGCATCGACGCCGATGAGCACTTCAAGAAGTACGGCGACGAATACGCGGACTACAAGTATTTCTCCACATCACAGTGGGCAGCGGCACTAGGCAAGAAAGACCGGGCGCATGGCTACAAAGGCATGTATGCCTACAAGACCAAAAAGGGCAAGTGGTATCACGAACTGGTCCGCAACAACGGCGAACTAGACACGGATACCAAATGGGCACTCACGCCGCTACAGGTTCAGAAGTTGGGCTTGCACTAAACCACAGCGGGGTGACCGGCGCGGACTCTTCGGATAACAACCGAATCGGAAACGTCGGTGGTTTCACTTCAGACAATTCAAACTCAAGGGGCACGGAGTAGGACACACTCACGTGCCCCACGTATTTTGGATACTTCAATCCCACACCCATCTGTACCGCCCGATCCCACGCCCGCTTCAGCATCGGAGAATCAAACGCGATAACCAGCGCTTCCTTCAAGAAAGTCAACCGGTATTCCTTCGGGCGGATCAGCACCGGAACCGGGTCTGGCCGGTAGGACGGAATCTCTTCCGTCGCAGTGATGACGGAACAATGCAATTGATCCGGCGGAATCGTGTTCGGAATCGCATTCTCATCAAACCATTGTTGAAGGTGTGCCGCCGATTTCGGATCGACCAAGCGGCGTGTATAGAAAGCTGTAACTTGCACTAAAGATATCCTAACAAAGAGAAAGCGCCCGACATTTCTGTCGAGCGCCCTTTGGAACTCCTGATGTTTTGCCTAACCCAAGTAGTCCCAAAACTCTTTGGCAGTCATATAGACGGCAAGTGTTTCGACTGTTTCATCGCCGTCAATTTCCGCCAATTTCTCATCCCGGATCATACCGATGGAATCACGAAGCTCTCCGATAGATTCGCCCGGCGACGCAGCGGTGATGTACACATCGATCCTATTCAGAGTATCCAGCCGCGCCAACATGAACCGGCCAAACGCCGTCTTGCCGGTCGTCTCTCCGACATACTTGGTCGCCTGTTCCTTAAGCAGATCCATGATTGCCCGCAAGTCGGACAGTAGTTTGGGAGTAATCATTCCCGTTCCTTTCGTCTATAGATAGTGAGCGTAGCTACCCACGATGTACTTGTTGTTGCTGATCGGTTTCTGTCCCACATGCGGGTATAACCACAGCGGCGGGAACATCAAAAGACTTCCCGCGCGCGGGCGCACCTGAATGTTCATATCCGGGAAATACGTCTCCCCACCCTTCTCCACGTCGTTGAGATACCAGAAAAATGCCAAGAACCGCCGCGCACTGGCATAGTCCGCCACATCCACATGCAGCGCAAAATGGTCGCCGCGTTCCGGCGCATACTTTTTCATGCGGAAGGCTTCAAAGCCGTATTGCGCCGGAAAGATCGCATGCTTGATGTCTGACTGGTACTTCGCCAGAGCGACTTGCCCGATCTTTGTTAGTGCGTCGTGATGATTTTTCAGATCGTCCTGACGGCTGATGTTCAGTTCGGTACAGCGCCGGATCTCATCTTTGTGTTCTCCGTGCTCTGTGTTGAGTGCCCCTTCGATCACTGCCGGATGGTCGTCAAACTTGACGATCAAATCCTGACAGAGATTCAGGGGAAGGACATTGTGATAGACGCGAATGTAATCGCTGGTGAAACTCATAGTGTGCCCTCTACCATTTCATATCATCCTTGCCGCCCGTCAATTTGGAAATGATCTGCATTCCGCGTGTGAACCGGGCTTGAAATTTTTGCTCAGAATCCGTTTCGGCATCTTCGGGATTCATGCGCAAGGTCGCCTTCTTTTGCTCATACTTGGCGATGGATACGTCACTGTTATGGATGTCGGCTTGCGCTTCGTCTTCCGCTTCAAAGAGCATCATCCGGGCCTTGTCCACGCCGATGATGAACGGATTGCCAAGGGTACCGTAGCGATTCTTCAAAACCTTGACCTTCAGTTTCTTCATCGTCTTGTACTCTTCGGTTTCGATCAGAGCGAAGAAGAAATCCGCCGTGAACGGAAGGCCGAACGATTCGGACGTATCAGTCAGATCCACATCCACATCGTTGAAGCCACCCCGGTTCACCTGAGTCGCGGAGAAAATCGGCACGTCGAATTCCACGGCCAGTCCGCGAACCTCTTCCGCAATAGCCTTGACGTAGCTATACGACGATTCAATGCTCTTATAGCGCTGACTGGCACAGATGTTCAGATAGTCAACCATGATGACATCCGGCTTGAACTTTTGCTTCAACAGCAACTCATTCAACAGCGCGCGGAAATGACCCACATGGGCCGATGATGTCGGAAATTCCCGAATGACCAGATGACTCTTGTACTGTTCTTGCATCTTGGCAAGTTCAGCAAGGTAATCGTCTTTTGACATCTCCCGCAAATCTTCACGGGTCATCCGCAACAGGTTTTCGTCGATACGTTCACCAACTGCCTTCTCCGAAAGTTCCAGCGTGATGTACAAGACGTTTTTGCCCATCTTCAGGCAATGCGCGGCATGGTGGCAGAGGAACAGCGACTTACCGACACCGGTGCCCGCCATGACGATGTTGAGTGTCTTGGACGGCACACCACCATCCGTCACTCGATTGAAGTTTCCGATATTGAAAGGCAGCTTAGCTTCTTTCAGGTGGTAGCTGTCATACCGATCAGCCGCTTCATCGAAGTAACGGTGACCGATTTTATTGTCGAAACTGATAGCCAGCGCTTCGGATAGCATGCCGGGAATCTTGCCACGATCATGCCCGGCTTTGTCTTCCAGAATCTCCACCGCCTTGAGAACAGCATTCGCGATGGCCTGATCCTTACACCATTTTTCAGTGGTGTCCAGCATCCATTTCAGTTGGACAGGTTCCGCCTTCGGAATCTCGTTTTCCAATTCGCCAACGACTTCCATGCAATCGGCGAACTCTTTCCCATCCATCCCGCGCTGACTGAAATTCAGGCGAATGACTTCCGTGGAAGGGGAATGGTTGTACTCTTGAATGTGTTTCGACGCGGTTTCATATACCAACCGTTCGGCCTTGTCGTCGAAGTAGTCGGGTCGAAGAAACGGAGTCACTTTCCGCATAAACTCTTCATTTCTAAAGAGTTCACGCAAAATGAGTGGTTCCACACGTGTAGGGCTAATGCTCATTGGCCTCTTCTATGGGATGTTTTTGCCGGTGGCTTCTTAGTGATCGATCCGCTCAAACGGAGGAAGCCCGGCGGCGGCGACACGCATTTGTTCCTGATCGTATCGCCGCTGTAGCTTATCGTTTGCCATCGAAAGACATTCGTCCATCGTGATTCCGAATAGCGTGCAAACGCCATTCATCACTGTCAGGATATCGCCTACTTCACCCTTCACATTTTCGATATTGCCCGTCGCCACGTCAGGACGGTATTTCCGTCCGAAGTAGGATCGAATGGCCCCGGACAATTCACCGCTCTCTTCCAAAAGAAGACCCATCAAACGGGCCAACGAATCTTTGTCGAAGGTACGGTCGGGGAAACTTTTCTTGGAAATTTCAATAGCCCGATCAATTGTCTCTTGGCGAATCATGTGCGAATGTGCTCCGATGGTTCGTCTTCCGATGTGGGCGGCGCATATCGGCGACTCATATTTTTCGCTTGCTTGGCGATCAGGTCCCGCATCAGGGTTTCCGGGGTTCCACCATGTCGCCAGTAGCCATCCATAGCAAGAATCATCACATCGATCCATTCGGACAAGTCGCGCGGATTCTCCCGCACTTCATTGATCTCTTTTTCGATGTGCTTGGTGATCCCGCCCGTGCGCTGGCCGGGACCAAATGTTGCTTCAGACCAGACTTGTTGCCGTTCCAGATATTCTTCGAGGGTCATTCAACTACTTCTCCATGCGGACGCGCGTCCCCGATTTCGTACTGGACTTCGACGGTTCCATCATCATGCGTGATTGTTTCGCCCGGCTCTAGCACATTTGCCATCGTGCGTTCGTACAGGTTGAGAATGATCCGGCCAACATGTAGCTGGAAGGTCTGGTCTTTCTCCAATTCATCCGATGGGCCGGTAGGTGATTCGAGGATGTCGTATTCGAAATCCATCTTCATCTCTTCGGTCCCTTCAACACCCGTCAAATGGAAGGTCTTTGGTGCAATCACGGTTCCGGCAAATGGTGCTTGCCGGAACCGGATGCAGTAGTTACCCGCCGCCATTGAAGGATGTTCGACGACTTCGTAAGCGTCGTCGTAATTCTCAAAGGCGCGGTCGTTACTCATTTTCAGGTGCTTCCTCTTCTTCTTCACCCACAACCGCTTCGATTTCCACTTCGTCCGGCCTTGCCAGCCGACCCTTGAAAGTGAACTCCGCGATACAGGCTTCTTCCAGTTTAGCCATCACTTCATCGGTGAAATACTGTTCGGGATTTGTGTTGATGGCGCTGACAAAACCCTTGGCACCAGTCGGGAAATGCACATAGTTGCCTTCCTTCTTCAAAATGCCGTGCTTCAGACCAAACTCCACCAAACCGAAATACGGCAACAGTCCGCGCCGGTGATCCAGATAGACTTCGATCTCCTTGCCGTCGCGCGTGAACCGGCCCTTCTTCAGTTTCACCTTGACGATGTTGGCGACCACATCCTTAGCCTTCTTTTCAGCCGCTCCACCCACCGCATCCTTCGCAGTGAATTCCTTGGTCGCTACGTCCTTGTGACCTTCTTTCAGCCGCCGGTTGTCCAGTTCGATCACCACCGAAGCGGCGTAGACCAGACCATCGCCGCCCGCCATGTTCTTCGTCGGCACGTATGCGCCCGGCACGTCGTAGGTGTGGTTCGTGAACAGGAAAGGCACTTGAGCCTGACGCAAGGGATAGGTCAGGATGCGCATAGCGCCGCGCAAGAGTTGTGCGCGGGTCATGTCACGGGCCTGTTTGCCTTCCAAGGCGTCCGTGACTTCCTTAGTCGTCGAAAGCATGCCAGCGGAGTCGAGCACGACGAAACAGGGCACAGCGTTGTCTTCCTTGCGATAGGCCGCGATGAAGTTGGAAAGCTGATGCTTGAGTTCTTCGACAGTGTTCAGCGGAACGATGATACAGCGTTCCGTGTCGATGTCCCACTCTTCGAGCATTTCCTTGTAGACCGCGCCTTCCGTTTCGACATACAGGACGTAGCCGTCCGGGTTCTTGTCGAGGAAGCGCTTGACTGCTGTCAATGCGAAATAGGTCTTGCCGGTGGACGGCGCGCCCGCCAGCGCGGTGATGTGGTTGCCGGGGAAGCCACCACGCATCGAACCGCTGATGAGTGCGTTCAAGAGATAGCATCCGGTATCAATGAACCCATTGGTCAACCCGGAGTGATGTTCAGCACTTGCCGGGGCAGCAAGCGGGTTCTTCATGATTTCGCCTAGCTTGGAAAACAGCCCGGCGGCTTTCTTCGCCTTGGCTTTCTTGTCGGCTTTGCGTTGCTCGTTTTCTTCAGTTCCTTTCTTCTTTGCCATGTGATTTGTCTCCTAGTGTAGCCTTGAATCGGCTGATCGGAATTCGGAATCATTTAGCATCCGAACCCTCAAAAATCAGCGGGTCGCTATATAACCGCCCTACGAAAAAAGGTCAGCTATATTGGCTTTTTTGACCAATTTCCATTCCGCCGCGTCCGCGATCCGGGACATGGGTTCAAGGAAATTCTTCTCATACAAGGCTTCCCGATCCACATACTTGTCCAGCCCGAATTCGGGCGGGAGATTACCAACGAACCCAATCACATTCTGATCCGTGGGATTGGGCATCTTGAGATAGGCCAACTTGATCTTGTCCCCTTCGAGGATCGGCGGGTAGATGGATTCCAGTCCCTTTTCCTGAATCAAGTGGTTGTGCCACAGTGCCGCGCGGACATGTTGCGGACAACCGTGGGCCGTCACTGAGCGCGGGTCCATGTACTTCTCTTTGAATTCTTTCACGCCTTTGGGCTTTGCAATATCCTCAATCGGCAATGACATGAACTCCTGATAGTACTTCTGAACGTACTCATACAGTTCCTCTTGCGTCCCATGCATGATGTACTCACAGCACTTCATCATCGCGATCCGGCACGTCTTCGGCGTGTCCGACCGCTTCATTTCCAGTCCGGTGTACTTCAGCTTGGGCTTGTCGTACCGAATGCCTTCCTTGTCCCAAATGGACAGCACATAGCGCTTCTTCTTCGTCCAGATGCCCTTCTCCGCGATGACTTCCCTCTTCATGGCAAGGTAGTTGCCGTTTCCGTGGATGAACACGTCGCGGATCTCCGCGAAGATCCGGTCAATCTCCGGTTCGATGATCTTCTTGCAAACCTTGTCAATGTAGTCAACGATCTTCTTCGGGTCCTTCTCATTCGGAAGATACTTTTGGACCATCGGTTCAAGGTTGATGTAATTCGAGTCCGTGTCCGCCGCGATGACATAGTTGAAATCCACCGTCCCGAAACTCTTGTTCAGGAAGCGATTCAACGACTGCTCCACGTACTGAATCACGAACTGACCGGTGACCGTGATGGCTTCCGCGTTCTCCGTGTCATAGAACCGGAAAAACTCGTTTCCCACACATCCATAGAGACTGTTGTTCAGGACCTTCGTCATCTTCTGTTTCAAGTCGAACTCACTCTTCGTGTAGTCCAGTTCGGTGTAGCGCCGCTTCAACTCCGGGTCGTCCGGCGTCTCTTTCAGCTTGCGCTTGATCTCTTCGAGTTCCTTTTCCGACGATTCGGCGATCTTGCGGAATTCCTTACGGGCCGCAAGCAACTCAATAATCATCGTGGTGAAAATGGAGTTCTTGCCCTTGTCATAGGTCGCCCCGTTCGATCCCATCGAAATGTTCAATCCTTCGAACAATGACCAATCCGGCGGGCCTTGCAACATGCGATGCGCGTTCATGCTGTCCACGATTTTCCGTTGCGCGGGTTCCCACATGTCCCGGTCAATCTTGGTTTCGACACCGATGTTCAATGCCGCGATCAACGACGGGTACAGGGAGTTCACGTCGAAGCTGACCACCCACTTGTACAGCTTGGGCACCGGCTCTTTGACGAAGGCCCCTTCGTACTGTGTATCCTTGTCGTCCACTTCCCGGAAGGGCACCACAATGTTCCTGTCGCGAAGGTGGTTGTAGATGGCAGCATCCCATGTACGGACTTGGCTCATCACGTCTTCCATGTTGACCTTCGAGCGATAGGCGACCAGCATTTGCAGATCGATGATGCGCTTCTTCGCTTCCAGCCGATCCACCAAGCGAACGTCATGCACGTTGTATTCGATGAACTTCTGGTGGTTCTTCTGGTACATCTGCCACAGGTTGCGGTATTCGGAGTAGTCGAGTTTGCGTTCGCCCAACTCAATTTCCGCCACGTAGTCCAGCCGGTAGGATTCCAGCGGTTCCAGCACATTCTTCCGATACAGTTCCCGGTAGTCAAGGTTGTTCACACCGGCGATGGAATAGCTGATGTACTCCGAATCAAACCGGCGCAACGTGATCTGACGGATCTGACCGAAAGGCGACAGCTTGGCGGCGCGTTTCTTATCGAGTCGCTTGGTGATCCGGTTTACCAGATAAGGGATATCGTAGCCGGTGATGTTCCAGCCGGTCATGCCGTCCGGGTAGGTTTCAATCCACGCGGCCAAGAACTGTTCGAGCAAGTCGCCTTCGTCATCACATTGAATGTAATTGATCTCTTCGGTCGGCATGAATTCTTTCACACCAAACACCCGGAACTTGTTCTCATTGGACAGCTTCAACACGATAGCCGTCACTTCTTCCGGTGTATCCACGGTGTTCAGAGCCGACAGGAATCCATTCTTTGCCCCGACTTCGATATCGACGTTGGCGATGACGATCTGTTTTGGATCGTATTCAACATGACCGGGATAGTTTTCGGCGATGTGAACATACTGATACATGTCGTTGCCGTACAACGTGTATCCATCAACGCCCGTTGACTCCTGAATGTGTCGCCGGGCGGCACTCATGGAGTCAAAATGAAGAGGGACGACGCCGCGACCTTCCAGCGTGGTCAGTTCGTAAGGTTCGCCGGGCGGGGCGGGTGTATAGAGCGTTGGCTTGTGGTTGACTCGAAAATTCTTTCGCTCTCCATCCCTCACTTCCCGCACCAAAATTTCGTCGCGATGCCGTCCGACCCATGTATAGAAAGGTTGCACGTTTCCAATTTACCGTGAGCCTGACCACTCATAAACTAGAAACAGATGACACGAATTTACTGCGACATGGACGGAGTGCTTTGCTACTTCGATAAACGAGCATGCGACAAGTGGGGGTTCAAACCGGACGGTTCGGGATGGTACGACATTGAAGACCACCACTGGAAGATGATCGAATACGACACCGATTTTTGGGCGCACATGGAATGGCAACCCGGCGGGAAAGAACTGTGGGACGCGATCAGTTCGATGAATCCGTGGATCTTAAGCGCCTACAACAAAGAGGTCATGCAATCCACTATCATCGGCAAACTCGAATGGGTCCGGCGGGAATTGCAAATTCCTGACTGGAAGGTCAAAGTCTGTATGCGGGAAGACAAATTCCACTTCGCCCGCAATCTGGACGGAACGCGGAACATCCTGATCGACGACAATCAAAACAACGTGCGTGAATGGTCGCGCGCGGGCGGGGTTGCTGTCTATCACAAAAACAACCCCGAAGCGACCATTCACATCATGAATTCCATCAAAGAAGGCAAAATCTCAATGGAATATGCCGCTGTTTGGAGTGAGATTGGAACGCTTCCGGCCTAGTCGTCGCCGGACGGCAACAGCTTGTTGGTGGACAGCGTTAGCAACGTCTGGTCGATTTTCTCCGGGCGGACCAGATCGACCAGCTTCTCCCGGAGAATGTCAATCCGCTTCGTGAACTCTTCGAGCGCCGCCCGGTTGACCTTGTTCGCCGGAATGCATGCTGTCACATTTCCCCGTTTGTCTTTGAACTCACCCGGCCACGGTTCAATCACTTCTCCACGACCGTAGCGATATTGCTTCAGCAACAGGGTGCCGTCGAACGCGGTGCCCTTCCACACCGTCTCATAACCGAACGACAGTCCAGTCCCCATGCCTTCATAGGGCGCGCGGTGATCGATACTGACAAGGTAGTACTCTTCCCACCCGACCTTATAGTGATCGTCCAGTTCGCCCCACATCGTCGCCCGGAGCGATTCGATGTCCGGGCCGGTGAAAGAGAACTCCGGGTTCTCACACGTCACTTCGAACCAGACTTCCTTCGTCGCCAGCGGCGGCGTGTCCCCTTTGAACTTCTTGAGGATGTAGACCTTGATCGGAACCTTGATCGGCTTGACTTCAGGTTCCGCTTCCGGGTCGTCGCTTTGATGTGCCGGGATGCCGCTGTATTCGTACCACCATGTATCGATCAGCTTGCCGTTCGACTGGCTACGCGACTTTGCCATGTTTCCTTCTCTCCCGCGCCGCGATTCTTTTCTTCAGCGACGTGATCTTTCCGTCAATGAGCGCGAACGTGGTCCGCACCCACCGGCGATCTTCCATTGACAAGAGCCGGGACATGTCCCGCTCACAAATAGCTAACTGCTCTTCCAGCCGTTTCGCCATTACGCGGCCTTTCCCGCCAGCCGTTCATCCGCCGCCGGATACTTCCCGCGCAAATACGAAACAGCATCGCCCATGATGATGAACGACGCCGTGTGTTTATATCGGATCGCAGTGGGCGGATCATCATCACCAACGCCAATGGAATGCTCTTCCATGACTTGTACGTCTCCGACCTTGGCGAATCCGAAGCCGGGTGTATACGACGTGGTAAAGGCGACTTTGCGCCCATTGAGCCAGAATTCCTTCATAGAACTACCATGATGACACACCCGTCACCTATATGTCAACCTTGATAACGGATGTGCTTCTTGATGTCGTCCTGATGATGGAAGAAGAACTCAACGATGCCGGGATGGAAGTTCTTGATGTTCGCGTCCAGCCGGGCACAGAACTGAATCCATGACATCCACTCCATTCGCGTGTGTTCTTGCGCGAACTCGAAGTCCTTTGGATGAAACGAGAATTCTTCTGGCACCAATCCAATGAAGTTGTGAAAGATGAGTTTTTCGGATTCGTAGACGTAAGAAGGGATCAGTTTGACCGGCCCTTCGTAGCCCGTCTCTTCGACCAACTCCCGGCGCGCTGATTGCTCCGGTGTCTCACCCTCATCCATACCGCCGCCGGGCAGTCCCCAAACGTTTCCAAAGTCAGATCCCGGCGCGCGCCAAAGAAAACACATCCGCTGTGTCTTCACGCAAATGGGAAGAACGCCAGCGGCTTCATTCGGCTGTTTCGTAATGGTGCTGAAAGACGGCATCAGTCCACGTCCGTATCATCCAGTTCAATCATCGGCGGCTGCAATTCATCCGCACAGCGCGTCAGCGCATAGGCCATGTCGCGCGCACCTTCCGGCGACAAACACAATGCCAGATTCTTTTCGGCCAAGTATACAACTACTTGATAACCGGCCCCGTCTTGGAAGTCCACCGTACCGATGTGGAATTTGAAATTCTTGAGTGTGGAATCGATTTCTTGCTCTAGGTTGTGCGACATCACAAACTAGTTAGACACCACTCAAGTCCATAGATCCATGCGGATACTCATCAGTCGATTCAACATCGCTTCGTCTTCCATGTCGTAAGCGACTTCCTGTTCCGCCGTTTCGATATCAGGCCGGGCCGGGCGGGTGACGGTCCACCATAGGTACAGTTCTTTGGCAATACGGCCACATTCAACTTGATGCGGCGGTCCATCATTCATCAGACCGGCACACCAATCCAGATAGATCAATCCGTCTTTTGCCGACCGGCGACCGGGCATATTTTCCGACCGCTGATGTTCCCATGCGCAATCGTGTTCGACGAAATCGACCAGCGCCGCGAACGACCCGTACAATATACGTTCGCGGGCGTCATGGTAGCCGGGTTCCAGTCCGTAGCACCGAATCTCATGAAGACGACGGAGCCGGTATACGATCCATTGAAAAAACGGACGGCACCGCTTTGGTAAGCAGTGCCGCACGAATCGAACGACATCGATGAGTTTGTTTCTCAACTTGATTTGTCCTTCAGTTGCATGTAGACGAAGATGGCCCCGAAGACAATCGCGGTCAGAAACAACCCTGTCATGAGAACGGTGTTGTCGATCTTCAGATGATCCACCGATGGCCCATGCCGCATCCGCACAGACCCACGACAGACCCGCAATCTCTCCGACGACGACCCGCTTGTTCACGCGGCTTCCCGAAGTAGCGCCGGGGTGGAACGCTTGCGGATGTCATAGATCGACGGCTTGTTCAGACTGTCGCCGTCAAGGAAGATGGGCTTGATGACGTTGCCGGGGATTTCCGCTTCGCCGATGCGCACCGTGCTGAAACTGTCGCCGTTGGCGATCAGCGCCAGCCGTCCGCGCTTCGATCCCTTGCCGCGTGCGGCCTTGAAGACATCGATCTCTTCATCGCCGATCAAAGCACGGGAGCATTTCAGAGCCATCGACATCGTATCGCGATCCACCTTCTGAAGAAGACCGCCGCCCATGCCGAACACGATGTTGTCAGCGGACCAGCCTTCGGCCTTGAGTGCCTGAAGGATCGGTTCGATGGTCAGTGAAGTGATGCCGTCGCCTTGCAGGACGCGGATTTGCGGCGGGAGGACCTTGTACCCCTTCGCGTTCGTTTCCATGCCGTAGCGGGCTTCCAGCGACCGGAAAATGGCAATCAGGGTCGGGATGACTTCCCCGGAGTCGGGCCGGATCACAACACGTCCGTTACGGTTCAGCACCTTGTCCTTGAGTTCCTGTCCCCAAATCTTGTCCACGGCGTTGAAGATGTCCCACGAATCGCTGACGACGCTGACGATGCCGGTGGGATACTTCTCCAGCATATTGGCGTAGGCATCGCGTTCGCCTTTCTGTCCCCACGTGGTCATCGTGCTGTGTTCCGACGCGGCCACACTGAATGCCGGGTAGTCTTCGAAGTTCGCGTCGTACCACTGGAACAGGAAGTCAATGGCTTCGAGCGTGTCGGTGCCTTTGAAATTGACCAAGTGTGCGGCCCCGCCGATCTCAGCGGTTTCGGTGGACGATGCGCCGCGCGCGCCGAAGTCGTGCAGCTTGAACCAAATCTCTTCCGGGGTTCCGGTTTCGATCAGGTACTTGAGAATGATGTCGCGACAGTAGCGGCTGAGCGACGCCACCATGACCATCGAAAACACGGATGAGGCTGTTCCGTGGTTGACCAACTACGTCGAAACGATGCTCATGCGGGAATGGTACCCGTTAGGAATGAATCATCTTCGTTCCCGGTGGATACTGACCGAAGTGTCCTACCTTGTAGGAATCCGTCCGTCGTAAAATCATGCGTGTTTCTTTCCGTCCTTTCAGAATGGTACGTCTTCGTCTGGTATTGCCGTGACGACAGATGCCAGCTTCCGCCGGGCTTCCGCCGCACGTTTCGCCGTCGTGTACTGTTCGTACACCATATTCCTTGCCGCCTGAAGCCTGTCCCACAAATGGCGATGTTCCGGGACAAGCGGAATCTCATCCGGGGTGGCATCCAAACTCACCCACCGCACATCCGCCAGATCATCACCGGCTTCCGGTGTGCCTTCGAACTCGAATGTGACATAAAACCCGGTACGGATCACATCCCCACTGTTGTGGTACCGCCAGTCAAGCACCCGGACCCGGCCAAGATAGTACCAATCGTCAGGCCGGATCTTCAGGTGCATTTCTTCCATCGCTTCGCGGCTCAGATCCTCTTCATCAGATTCGCTGGTGACTTCGGTGAAACCGCCCATGAACCGCCATGCGGTTTCATTGTGTTTACGTCCTAGCAAAGTTTCATTGCCCCGGATGATCGCACCATCCACAGTCGAAATGACTTTCTTGTAGGTGTGGTTCGCGGCGTAAATCACGCCTTTGCGAAAATCGGTTGTGTTGATGACTTTCAACCGAACTTCCGGCAAGAGGCGGGTGACGTTTGGCCCGGCCAATTCCGTCGTCTGCAATACGCCACCGGCATCTTTGTACATGGCGACGATTTCCGGGGCAGCATAGATCCGCGCGGACATCAGCGGAAAGGATTCCCGGATCTTACCTTCCAGCATGGAAACCCATTTCTTCGTGCTTGCCATGTCCATGAGCGGTGCGATGAACAGTTCCGGGAAGGCTTCATGAATCATCAGGCGGCGCATGACGTAGCTCAGCGGCTCTTCTCGGTTTCCGGGCACCGGGTTGGTAGACAGCAAAAGAATGGTGAACTGGTGATTGTCTTTCACCCGGCGCACCATGCTCTTGAACTCATCATCCATTGACGGGATTTGGAATCTCCCGATGATTACCGCGACCGATTCTGTGCTCACGAAATCAGTATACCATCCGATTCATATGTCGAAGTGCCCCTTAGAAGGGCACTTCCACATTCTCGAATTCCTTGGTGTTGACCGGCTTCGCGGCCTTGGACTTCGGCGCGCCCACCATCATGCGGGTCAGGACCGTTTCCTTGGCACCCTTCCATTCCTTGTGTTCGACCACCGTGCCGGTGAACATTCCCTTGGCACCGACTTCGACTTCGAGGGAGTTGGAGAAGCACTTCAGGATGTTCCCGGCGTCATCCACGAACTTGTAGAGCGTGGAGAACTGAGTCGGGCGGACTTCCAACAGCGTCCCGGTGAAGGTCAGCCGTTCACCCTTGGTGCCGACGTAGGCGTTGCCAGCGGGCTTCGGAGCGCTTTCCCGGAGGTAGACACCCACGATGCTCACCGCCAGACCGATCTGCTGTGTCGTCAGCATTTCCGAAGTGCAGAGCACCCGGACGTTCCAGAGGTAATCATTGCTGGCATCGGCGGCGACATTCGCGCCCCACTCAATCGCGGCTTCGGCCATCGCTTCGTCCGCCGGGGTCGGAGCATACTTCATTTCGCCGTCACCGTACCACAGGATGTCCTTGACGATGCTGGCGGTCGAAGTCAGACTCCGGTCATTGTAAGCCTGACCACCCGACACGAAGCGGCCTGTGACGCGGATCACAGCGGCGGCGATCGTCAAGAGGTTCTTCAGGCTGTAGAAGAGCGGCTTGCGCATCAGCGAACCAGTGGCGACGGGCGGGTTGGTCGCTTCGTCCATCAGGATGCCGATGTTGCCCAACATTTCGCTGTACTCCGCGATGTGGTGGGGATTCGCACCGTTGAAGAATTCCCCAAGGCACGTGCGGCCCACCTGACGCTCTTCGTTCGTGTTCTGATTGCGGACGACGTAGGTGTCTTTGCGCTGACGGTTCAGCTTGCAGTGTTCGCAGATCGCGGCGGTCGTGCGGTATTTCTCATCGACGCTGGCAGCGGTGAAGGGCGGCGTGTAGCGGATAATGTTGCCGGTTTCGTGATCGTGGCTGATGCTGGCGACGAAGTACCAACCGGTGACGACCGGCTCAGCACCCTTGAGTTCGACGGTCAGCATATTGTACTTGCCGGATTCGTGGGGCGTCACGCCGGTGACGTTCAGGGTGATCTCACCCATACCGAAGCGCTTGGAACGGCGCGACAGCTTGGCGATCTTCTCTTCGAGCGAAGTGAAGTTCACATCGGGAATCTGGTAGTAAGCCAGCGCAATCGCGGGCATCGTTTCTTTGACAGCGGGGGAATTCGTCATTGGTCGTTCTCTCCATTGACAGAATAGCAAGAAGCGACCTATATGTCAAGAGAAAAGAGAAGCCAGCCCGTGATATTCTTCGGCCAACCGGATGAGCACCCAACCGTGGCAGGGCTTCGGATGACACCAGCACCCTAGCGTCTTGCCGCGTAGATCAGCCAAGGCAGCGATCAAATCCGGGCGGGATCGGATGTACCCTTCATAGGCAGCGATGGCGTCAGCACGGGTTTCTACGCGAAAGCGGGCGGTTGTATCGGGTTTATGGGAATACGGGTTGCCCCAAATTGATGATTGGCCGGTCGTGGGACATTTCCCGCGCCCGATGTAAATGTCGTAGGGTTCCTTCCGGCAATGGACGACCCGCCCCGGCATCAGTCAACAGCTACCCGTTCCACTTCCACAGTGGCATTGTTCCGCATTGCCATCGAACGAACGTGGTCGATGAACGGATCAATAGAGAACATGCCTTCCGGCGTGGAGTCACCAATGATTGTCACCCGGCAATGTTTGGATTGAATCTCCATCTGAATGACCGGCGGGCGATGCTTCTCCGCTTCGTCAATGGTCATCCAATTCCGGGACACATTCGCGCACGCGCGGGAGATTTCCCCGGAAGTGAAACCGGGTCCCCGATTGGTCAGGACAACCGTGCCGGGCACCCCGGCAATGTACTGGTTCATCGGCCATTCCGTTTCAGAGTAGCAATTGCTGTCGGCACAGATCCACACCCCGCCGAAGTGCTCACCTTCTTCCCACCGACGCTCCTTGAAAATCTGAGACAGAATTCGATCCGCCTGTTCCGGCGTTTTGAACTCATGGGTTTTCAGCGGACCACGGGGCGGAAGTTCGATGTAGAAGGCCATAGCTAAATACTATCATGGTGCCCGTGAAATCTTTCGCTGAATTCATCGCCGAACTGGAACTTCCGAAGCTGGAAGTCGGTGACGAATTGTTGGTGGGAAAATTCAAGAACCGCCGCGCCACGATCAAAGGGTTTTCGCGCGACGAACACGGTCAGCCCGTCGCGCATACGAACAAAGGCGATCAGAAAATCTTCAAGCCGCGTATTGCGAAATTGATTCCGCCGTCGCCGCCGAAGAGCTAGTCTTTGCTCTTGCCCCGTTTCTTCACCACACCACCTTCAAAAAACGAATCCCGGATCAACTCCAACTGATCGTCGGTCAGAAGTTCTAGCGCTTCCCGCGCCTTCTCTTCGGAGTACTTGTAATACTCCATGACCAACTTCACATCTTCGGACGGCTTCTCAGCTTTGAGCCAAGGCGTAAACGTCTTAGTGCGCGGCTTCAGCCGGAACCGAAGGAAATCATATTGCATGAGCGCATCGATCCCTTGGACCGTATTGATTTCGTTGACATCGCCAACGCAATCCGGGAACAATGAAATCATGCGATTGATGACCCACGGGCCGGGTGCTTCCACCAACTCCCGCTGGCCGTCAATCTCTGTCGCCAGATCCTCTTTGGTTTTGAAGAGGCTATTCAGTACTTCCTTCAGTTCCATGTTCTTCCATGTAGCGAATGAAGTGCGGGGCGAACGCGCGGATCACGTCCGCCAGCACATCGTCTGAATCGGGTTGTTGGTTCTCTTGCATGACTGTTCCTTTACTTGAATTGACACACCACCGCAATCTCAACTAGACAAGCCATGAGGTTGATTTCTTGATTTGCCGCCGTGATTGCCCAATGCTGATATTTTGCCAGAGCGACAATCGCATCGGGAATGGTCGAAGGTACCAGCCTTTCATAGAGAACGTCATAGATCCGCCGGTAGATATGCTGAGTGTCGTTCTCAGCGTTCTGTGCGACCCACTGACGGACGAACGACATGTCCTTTTCTGCCAGCTTGTCAATGACCTCTTTGATCTGTGCGGTACCAACACCTTCTTCGAAGACCAAAGTACCAGACTTGCTATGGTACTGAAGCTGGTTCAGGATCTTGCGGAAATCCGGGAAGTTCCGAAGAACAATTTGTGTGACCGTTTTCGGATCATACACAATCTTCTCCAGATCCAGAATCTCTTTCGCCCGTTCGAAGAATTGCCGGGCCAGCGTTGCCTTTTCCACCTTCGGGATAGTGAAGTCAACCGGAACCAATCGGGATTCTCGAATGGCTTCTGCAATCTTGCCCTTGTTGTTGGCCGTGAAGATGAAGTTGCAGTTGACGGAGAACTCTTCGATGAACGACCGCAAAGCGTCTTGTGCGGCCTTGGTCATGCCGTCGCCTTCGTCGAAGATCACCGCCTTCGGTTTGCCGTTGAAAGCCATCGTACCGGCATATTGGCGCACCGTGTAGCGGAGCGTTTCGATGTTGCCTTGTTCGCTGGCCGGGACGAAAAGATAATCGCGGTCCATCTCTTCACACATCGCACGGGCGACGGTAGTCTTTCCGATGCCCGGACGACCAGAGAAGATCATGTTCGGCATTGAGCCGGAAGCAACGATATCCGTGAAGGTCTTCTTCATTGCTTCCGGCAAAATGCATTCCGCGATCTTAGTGGGGCGGTATTTTTCCACCCACAAGAATTGGCGGTCGTTCGTTTCCATTGTGGTTGTTTAGTTCCCGGCGGCTTCGCCGCGCTTCTGATTGAACTTCGTGCTGGCTTCGACGCCGATCCAGTAAACCAGTTCGCCGCCGTTCGAAGCGCGATCCGTGTTGGTGAATTGCGCCAGTTGCTCAGTCACGATCACTTCGTAGTTGCCCTTGAGCAACCGGATGTTTTCGAAGCTGAACACCGAAGTGCATTCCACGCCGTTCGGTTCGCCTTCGACGACCAATGAGAAGTCGTTGCTGTTCGGTTCCTTGCTGTTGTAGGTGACCAGCTTGATGGTCTTGCCGTTGCTGATGACCGCCCATTCGGGCTTCTTCAGCACCGCCGTCGCCTTGACCAAAACCGCCAACTGTGATTCGGTCAGCTTGAAACGAACTTCCGGGCCGGACGGCTTGATGCGCCCGGACGGAGAACGCATGAGTTCCGGCGCACTGTACATGAACCGGGTGCTCCGCGACGGGTCGGTCGCGTCGGTGATGGTCATGTAGTTCTTCTCTTGATTGAAGTCGATGAGCGGTTCGTTGAACAGACCCAAGACATTCAGGAAGTTCAGAATGTCGTGGATCGGAACCTGATGGGGAAACTCTTCCGTGATCGTTGCCACCGCCGCCGATGCCCCGGACTTGCTCAGTGTCTTGAGTTCCCGGCCCGGCTTGAGGATGACGCCCTTCGCAATGGCAGCATAGTTTTCGAGAATCGCGATGGTGTCTGGTGTGAGTTTGATTGACATTGCTCTCCAAAAAGTAGAACCCCGTGATCGGTGGCTCTTAGACCAAGCTATCACGGGGTTTGGAGAGTGAAATTTGAAATCCGACTTACCAAGTCGGAGACTGATTCGATGAGCGATCCGGCGGTACCGTCGTGCCGTTGAACATCGTGTAGTAGCCCTTCATCGCGGCGCGATCCACCGAATTGAAGCGGGCCAGAGCCATATCCACCACATCCTCTTTGTCCTCAAATACGGCATAGGCTTCGACAATGCGGCACAACCGGCGCGGGGAAATCGTGTGCGAAATGACCCCTTGGTCATAGTTCTCACGGCACTTCCCGGCCCATGCGACAAGCTGAACGATGAACTGTTCGTCCATGATGCCAGCCGCTTGCATGATCCGTTTCAGAATCGTGCGCTCATTGGCTGGCAGCGGGTAACCGTGATCGATTGTCATGGCCGCAATGCGGTCCAGAAACGCTTCGTTGACCATGTTGGTCCCGAAGTACATCCCGGTATCGTCGCCGCGCCCTTTCGTGTTTGCCGTCGCGACGCACTGGAAGCCGGGCGCGGGCGTCACGGTGCGATTGGCGCGGGTCAGATAGACCGACTTGCCTTCGAGCACCGGCTGAAGGCACATGGCCTTATCCGAAGCCAAATCGCATTCGTCCAGAAGAAGAACGCCGCCGCGTTCCATCGCCGTGATAACACGCGACTGAACAAACTCGGTTTCCCCATTACGAAGGTGAAACGTTCCCAATAGCGCCGCTTCGTCCGATTCTTTCGTAATCTGGATGCGGAAAAATTCACGCCCGGCGACGGCGCACGCCTGTTCGATGCTCATAGTCTTCGCGACGCCAGTGGGACCGGTGATCCACATGGGCACCCATCGCTTCGACTTGAACAGCTTCACCAGTTTGAAGTAGGACCCTTCCGGGACATAAAGCGGGTCGCGGTCGGGAACAAATTCGGTAAGAGGTTGCACGGTGTCTTCATCCAGTTTACCCGGAGAAGACATCGTGTCCGGTGCTTGTAAATCCGCCGCTTGCCACAACGCTTCGGCCAGCATGAAGCGGTCCTTGGACATTTGGTTGTCCCGCGTCATGAGCCAATTCGGACGCTTGTATCCGCGACCCACTAACAGGGAAATTTGAGAAACCGTGATCGACGAAGGCAATTCGCCGTTCGTGCTGAATTCCGCCGCCACCGCCGCCAAGAACTTTTTCTGTTCGTTTGTCAGTTTGCCGGTACGTGAAGTTGTCATCAGTTCCATTCTACCCTGAAATAACATACATGTCAAGCAATCATCTTGATGAATTGTTGCAACATCACCCGCGACTTCCGGCGCATCTGAATCTGTGCTGTCGGGTCGCCATTCGTGGCGGCTTGTGGCACACTCATGGCCGGATTCAGCACGAAGAAAGCATCATAGTTGGTCCCACCGACCTTCATGAATCCCTCTTTCGACAGCAAATCATTCGCTTCCCTGTACGTCATCTTCGAGTCCTGAAGCATCCGTTGTGTAGGACCACCGACATAGAACCCGATCATTTTCGCCCGCGTCCGCTCCCGGACGATCCGGGGCAACAGATGAAGAACTTCAATCTGATGTTCTTCCGGTTTCGGGCTATACGTCCGGCGCGTGATCTGATCTTCAAGCTGATTCGCGCATACCGTCATGGAGCTATTTCCGTCCCCGTCTGTCAGGAAGATAGTGTGGACGAACTGAAGCCGGTTGTTCTTTTGGAATACCGGGACAATCTCACTGGCAATCAACATCGCTTCGCCCAATGGCGTGCCGTACCGAAGATTCAGATAGTCCAGCGGCGACTTGAACTCCCGCCCGTCGAACGAACTGAACATCATCAAACACATCTGGTAGAAATGCGCTTGCGGCATACGGCTAGAGAAGATGTTGTACAGCCGCGTGGAACCTTCCACGTTCACTGAATCTTTCGCCGGGATGAAACTACTACCCTTCGTGGAATCGCGGGTGATGAACACGTAAACTTCGAACGGAATGCCCGCCTTCCGGCAAAACAGCATCAGAGCAAGAAGCTGAACCATAACATCGAACAACGGACTTTTCATCGAAGCGGACCAGTCCACCACCAATATCAATCCATGATTCTTGTCGTCCGGTACGATTTCCGTAGTCGCGAAAATGTTGTCATTGACGCGGTGTGACCACAACTTCGTCATATCGATATCACCAGTCGAAGCCGTGCGCGTGCGCGCGTGCTGATCGGCCCGGCGCATCATCATGAACTGCTGAACCATGTAGAGCACGTCCGGGTCAAGTGATCGCATGATCTGATCGAACCAGCTTTTCTTCGGCACATACTTCTTGATGCCCGGCGTGCTGGAATCCTTCGCCGCCGCCTTCGCACATGCCTTCGTCAGTTCGTCCAACACGATCTTGTAATCCACAACAGCGGCCACGGTCTTGACTTTCGGCAAGGTCGCATAGATATACGACTCTTGCGGGTCGCAGTGATCGGCAAGATGTTTGTCGAATTCGTCTTGGGTGCTTCCCTCTTCCAGCTTGTCTTGTGGCTTGGTTTGAGTGGTTTCCTTGCCGCCGTCGTCGTCATCAGCGTCAGCGTCAGAATCTTCGTCACCATCGCCTTCACTGTCGTCGCCATCATCAGTATCACCATCAGCGTCGTCATCACCGGCATCCGAATCTTCATCGCCGTCGCCATCTTCGCCTTCGGATTCCTGTTCATCGTCCCCGTCGTCGCCTTCGTCATCACCGGCATCCGACTCTTCATCGCCATCTTCGGATTCGTCGCCGTCTTCCGATTGTTCAGATTCCGAATCTTCGTCTTCTTCCGACTCTTCACCGTCTTCGGATTCGTCCTCTTCGGACTCTTCGCGATCCTTCTTCGACTTCGATTTGGACTTCGACTTCTGTTGCTGCTGATCGTCCTGATCCTGATCTTGGTCCTGATCCGGCTCATCTTCCGGTTGCTGTTGCTGTTTGGCGAATTCGTAGATCGCCCGGCACGCCGCGATCATTTCGTCAAACGACCGGGCCTTATTGATCGCTTGGACCAGCGGGGTTTCCTGTTCGGAAAACGAGACATCAATCGTCGCACCGGCCTTGAAATAGATGTTCACCCGGTCGATCAAGCTCATCTTGCTGATCTTGGACATATTGCCGAAGAACCCGGCCTTGACCAAAATCTTGTATCCGTCGCGGAATACTTTGCGCATGCCGGGATAGAGTTCTTTGCCCAAATTTTCGATGCGCACGTCTTCACAAATGTTGACGTACCGGGCGGCGCGCTTCTCATTCTTCGGGTCAGCATCAATCAGACGCGAAGCCTGTACGCGATCCATCTTGGTCCACAAAGCATGAAATGCTTCGTGCCCGGCCAACAGCAAGTGAATGATTTGTTCGAGGCGGGAATAGAGCGGAAGGGTCAAGAGGCGGGTCTTGACATCGAAGTGGGCAGTCTTCGCAGTATGGCTGTAACGGATGTGCAGGTTTTCCGTTGCCAGCATCCGGGCTAGTGTTTCGTTAACTTCGATCCGCATCACACCTAGAGTAGCATGATGCGGACCTATATGTCAAGTGCTGAGCTTAACCGGTAATCGCATGGATGCCGGACGAAACAATCGGGCGGATGCGTCCGACAGTTTTGCGCGGCGGTCGCCGCAAACGATTCAGTTGCATCCGAAGGTTCGTGATACCTTCCCGCAAGTCGGACTGTTGTTCTTGAAGGCCATGCAACGCTACCAAGACCGAATCCAAGCTCGAATCCTTTGGTGGTCTAACCTCAACCACACTGTTTCGGGCCATACAAACTCCATTTCTTTACGTTTCACAACGTAATGTCGCAAGTGTAAACACACGACTCTCCGTCGTACCAGAGCCTACCAGATAACGATGAAAAAGTCAAATCCATTCTTACACCAGTTGGATCTGTGAGAAGTTCGCCCGTTTCACGAATTTGATCGTTCGATCAAACTTTTCGGCCAGCGCATCGGACTTGTGTGAGATAACGAACACGTGGGTTGTCTCTGCCAGTTCCGCCAACACCGTCATGAAAGCATCGATACCTGTCACATCCAGACTGGAATCTACAACTTCATCGAGAATGAGCAAGTTCGTTGCCATACTGTTCTTCAGCCGGGAAACTTCCCTCCAACAGAACAAGATTGCCAAATCGATGCGCAACTTTTCCCCTTCGGAGAAGGATGGATAGCTGAACTCATCCCTATGTCGCGCCTTGATCGTTTCGTTGAATGTTTCGTCTAAGCTAAATTGTACCGGAAAATTCAGCGCGGAAAGGAACCGATTCACAACTTTGTTGATGACGGGCAGATATTGACGGATGATCGAAGTCTTTATCCCTCCATCTTTCAACATGATAGCGGCCAAGTCTTGAAGTTGTTTGGTTTCCGCCAGATGCTTCCGCATGACCTCCAGTTCTTCTTCCCGGCGATGTAACTCTTCCAGCTTCCCTTCTTCCTTGGCGATCAGTGTGCTGTCCGTCTTCTGTATGTCAAGACTCAGCCGCCGGGATTCGATATTGAGCGTGTTTGATTCCGCCCGGCGCGCGGCGATCTCCTGACGGATCGTCTGGATCTGTGCCCGGCACTCCGAAATTTCTTCCCGACGCTGTAAAAATGTCTTCTCCTTCTCTGTCAGCGCGGTATGACCATCCTTCAGCTTCGCCAAAAAGGTCTTTTTGTCAGCAACCGCTTTGTCGCGAAAATCGGTTTGGATCGG